ATATATAAATTATAGAAAGAGTTATCATATGGGTCGAATTCTTCATCGATATCAGACGCTTCAATCTTAGTTAAAGCAGAAGCTAATTCTGGGCCATATCCATATATAGTAGCAAAGCTATCAGCCATTTCTTCTTCTAAATCATGAACTTTTATAGGTTTTTTAACTTTATCAAAATTCTTAATATAGTTCATTATTCTATTGGATTTAGTACTATCCCCAATAAGATTATATGTATCTTTTAAAGTTGGAGTTTTAAGAATATCTTTAAGTAGAATCAAAGTATTGATTACATACTTAATTGCGAATACCGCATCTTCTGTAAGTTTAGATATCACTCTACGGATCATCATAAACATATCCGCAATAGAATTTGTTTCTTGAGATGCAATTCTAATAATTTTATCTAACTCAGAGAGTCCTCTAATATAGCTAGCCATATATCTTAACGAGCTACTATTTAAAATTCTCTTAGATGCAAATTGGTGACCAATTTCATGAAGCGTAATAGCAGTCAATTCTTTACCAGATAGGACACCACTTAACATTGCTGGAGAAAATACTACGAGAATACTACAAGTATTTCCAGGTAGTGCCTTATATCCTTCAGATGTTTTGATTTTCATTTTCTTAATATCTGCAATATCAATATAGGTATATGCATTTAGACCTGGAGTTTTATCAATGCCAATTGATACATTATCAAATCCAAATTTCTTTTGTAGTTGTTTTGCTACAATACCTAACGATGAGGCATCTATTTTATCTTTAGATTGTATAGCTTTATCAAATGATTTTTCAATAATTTCTAATTCTTTAGACTTACCAAAGTATGTTTCATTTACCGCGGTAGTCATATCTTTAATAAACATAATTAGTTTCTCCTGCAGCAGTATACATTAATTTACTAACATGTTTTAGACAATAATTTAAATAGGTTTTACTAAGGGATTAAGTCTCTTAGTGATTTTCTTTTTAGGTATATATTATAAATATGAAATACGTAATTTAATTTTATTAGGAGGTTAATATGAAAGAAGATTCAAAAAATGAAACAATTGAATTTATCGATATTAGAGAAGAAATAATTAAAGATCTAAATGTCGAAGTAGCGCGATTAAAACAGCAAGTAATGGATAAAGAATGTGAAATGATGCAAATGGAAAAATATTTCAAACATGCATATTATATGCTTGTATTAGAAGCTATGATTGGTATGTCCATTATTGGATTTGTAGGAGCATATTTAATTACCACCAAATAGGAAGGATTATATTAAAATGGAAAAATTACAGAATACTATTAATAGTGAATTAAAAGATTTATCAGAATCTATCGGTATTGATATTAAAGATCTTAAAGATTCAATTGATAAAAGTGATGCGGCTATTGAATTAATTAGAGAAGCTTCATATAAAACTGCTAGTAACCTTTTAGCATTAAAAGAATCTGCTGAAAAGGAATTGAATAATTTAAATGAAAGAATTTATGAAGTCAATAATAGGGTTAATAGTTTAAGTAGATGGTCTGTTTTGATTAATAATAAATTAGAAAATGAGTATGTGAAATTATCTACATTCCAAGATAAGACAAAATCTCAAGATAAGATTGCCGATTATTTAATGTGGGCAGTTATTATCGAAGCATTTGTGATTCTAGGTCTAATATTTTATTTATGCTTAACTAAAGTGATTTAAAAGAAGGAGAAAAAAATGGAGAAGTTTGTAAAATTAGGAACGGAAAGAATTAGATTATCTGAAATCAAATCTTATAGTGCGGCTGATGGCGACTTATGCATTGAGACTGAAGATGACTATTTTACTTATTATAAAGAAGATATTGAAAATCTTGATGATATTATTAAATATCTTGATAGTGAATTAGTTATAGATGTAACTAAAGTGGATGCACCTAAAATTGATGTATCTACATTAAGTGCAATAGAGCCAAAAACAACTTTAGATATTACTTGGGATGATATTCTAAAAGGTAATATCTTTAATAAAAAAGAAACATCTTTAATTCCATTTACTTTATATGATTTTGATGATGATTATAATAAAATTTATAAACTAAATATATTAAACCATATGCTTAAATTAATGAAAGATAATATTCCAGGATTTGATTCTAGATCCATCTTATTCTCATTTGGTACATTATTAGAATTTGATGATAATGGATTTATTAGTAAATTTAATCCACGTCCTAATAATTTTGTTATTAAGTATGATCTACTTGGGTCATTTAATTATTTAATGATTATGGTAGTAAAGCAATTATATAAATATATGATATTCGCTGGCTATGAAATTCCTGAATTTGATTGGGATGTAGAAGAAAGACTTTGGAGCCGTAATGGGGATCTAAGATTAGAAGAAGAAGAAATAGATCTAATCATGAAATTAATTAATGGAGAACTAATTGATGAATTAAATTTACTTAAAGTAAATGAAATTAAAATAAATATGACTTCTAAGAAAATCATAGATAAATATTTTGAGTTGAGTGAAATCATGATTGATAATTTCAAGAGAGAAATGCCTTATAATATCATAGATGAAACTGATCCACTTAAGAAGTTCATATTATTAAGATCGTTTTTCAGCGATGCAATTAATAATGAATGCGGGATACTCAAATGCCATTTCAATTTATAGATGAAAGATATGATAAATCCTTTAAAGTAATCGAAAATTTAATATTAGACTTACTAGGTGAAAGTGATAATCTTGATATTGAATTAATTGAAGATGCTTTTAGGGAATTAGAAGATATTAATTATCCTATAACATCTGAGTTTCTAAAACGAAGACAATTTGGATTTATTAAGAAACGTAATATAAAGTTTGAAGTTACTTGGCATAGAGAAACAGCAATACCTAACTTCTTACTTAACTTATTAAATGCTTACTATAGTAATTATATTGGATATAAAGATGATGTATTTAAAGATTGTATACTCACTTCTAGCGATGAAGGAATCCTAATTTCTGAAAAATCTAAAGATAATCTAGTAATTGGAGCTAATGGTAAGTGTTATTGTTTCATATCAAAGGAGTAAGTTAAATGACATTAGATGATATTCTAAAAGGTAATATATTTACAGGAGATTTAGAGCTAATAAATTTTCTAGATATTACTGAAGAAACTGAAAATAATACAGAAAAGGAACAGTACTTTCTTAAAGTTCTAGAAACTATATATAAGGAAAATAAAGACTTTAAAGTATGGGAATTTATTGATATACTTAGTGACCAACACCTTGGATGTGTAATCTGGGATGATACTCAGAAAGATATAAATGCTGATAACTTTGAATTCAATATTGATGATTACACTTTCTATTATGATAAGGAAATAAATCCATTGATTTGTACTGATCTTGCAATTTTTCTTGCTCTAGTATGTCTATATAAATATCTCGGTGTAGTTGACGTATATATAGATATCTTTAATAAACCTGAAGAATTAGCAGACTTTATAGATGATTTGCATTTAGAAGAAGATGATGAAAAATTATTAATGGAGCTCTTAATAGGTACTATTTTTGGCACCTATTGTTATGATTTTTATTTAGATAATAAAATCTTACATCCTACATATGATCGAATCTTAAGCGTTTATAATAAATTAGATACCATCGCTTTTCAATTAAGTGGAGGCGATTTCATAGATTGCTATGATACGAATGAAAGTCTACGTAAGAACTTCTGTAAACTTCGTAGTGATATCATTGGTTATATTAAAAAGGCTTTACAAAAACGGGAGGAAAAGTAAAATGTTAGATTCAAAAGATGTATTAAAAATATTTAGTGGTAATTTTGCTTTAAGAGATCCTATAACTATAGATATAGATAATATCAAAACTGAATTTGATGCAGAAAAAGAACTAGCCGCTTTTAATGTACTTTACTCTATAACTGAAGAAATCCCAGGTGGATATATTAATAGCTTTATTAATAATTTTAATGAATACGGCTATGGCGTTACTATAGTACGCCAATATGATTCACCAGATTCGGAGATTACTAAATTGAACTTCGCATTTGACAAAAGCATAAATCCAGTAATGAGCACTGATTATGCTATTAGATTAATGCTAAGATCATTTTATAATTTCATATTAGTTCCTTGTCTTGATGATTTGAATAATCAATTCTTAAATGATAGATCTAAAATCTTATGGGATAGCTTTGATGGTAGAGCGGAATATGAATATGGCGATACTATACTCAAATTCCAATATCTATTAGATGGCTTGATCTTCCCTAGATTTGAAGAATACTTCTATCATAATCGTATCAATGATGGTCGTATATTGGAAGTATTCGATGAGCTAGCTAAATTCTTGGATGGTATTTTTGATACTGTAGTTGAATATGATAATAATCTTACTTTAACTGAAAACTTCATCAAGTTAAGATCTACCGCAATTCATTCAGTAAATAACTGGATTGAATCATGCTTTGATATTTCTAAATAAGGAGAATATATATGCTTACATTAAAAGACATCTGGAGTAGAACTGCCTTTGACGATTTTAAATTAAAAGATTATGTAGACATTACAGATGATATAAAAACTCATGAATGTGAAAATGTAGAAGAAAAACTTTTACGTTTAGAGGAATTATTAAATCTAATTAGTGATCAAACAACTATACCTGACAGATATCCAGTATTTGTCATATTAGATTATATAAATATGCTACAGTTGGGCTTTAGATTAAGTTGTAAATATGAAGGTAAATCATCGGAGTCTATTAAAAAGGGATCTTTAACAATTGAACTCCAACCAGAATTAAATCCTTATATTACATATGATACAGCTATTCGAATGGTAGTAGACTATTATTATTATGATGTAACCAAAATATCTATGATTAAGGATATATCGATATATGATTATATCGAATATGAGTTGGAAAAAAATAATTATGGATTAGACGAAAATGTATTATTTGATCTAATCAATGGGTCATATTTCTCATCTGATAACTATAAGACATCCACAAGTGTATCTAAATATGCATCTAATATTCTAGAATTTGCAATCGGATATTGTAAATTTGAAGATACGTCTATTCTTAAAACTGATCTACCAGTTATAGATTTAATAAAACATGCTCGAGCACTAATTATTAAAGTTATTAAGACTCGACATAAAAATCAAATAATGGATTCAGTATTACAATCCCTAAATAAGAAATATAATGCAGTTGTTACTATAATAAGTGCAATATTTATAGATAATGTAACACTAGCTGACACGGATCCACAATTAAGGGAAGAAAACATAAGAAAATATTTGGATAGTTTAGACCTATTATATAAGGGTTATGATTTGCCTGAAGAATATAAATTTGCTTCTATATATGAAAAATCCGAAAGGTCTAAAAGAGATCTAATGCGTATCTTTATGCTACTTAGTGAAAATAATAGACAAATATTTGAATATATTGAAAAAATGATGTTTAATAAAGGTGAGGAGTGATTAATATGATTAAAATAGGAGATATTATTAGTCGTAAATCTTTTAAAGATTTTAATCTAAAAGACTTCTACGATGTTGATTTATCTAAAGAGTCACATGAGTGTGAGAATGTAAAAGAAAAACTTTTACATTTAGAAGACATTCTACGAGTATTAGCTGAAACAGGATGCAATAGTGGAGAATATAATACTTGTAGAGATATTATTTATATACTAAATTTCTATGAGTGCGGATTTGTATTAGATTGTGAGTATGATGGAAATGATAGCATCAAACCTGGCACTCTAAAAATAGAATTAAATTCTACTAATCCATATATTACATATGATACTGCTATTAGGATTATCGTAGATAAATCTTATAGCATTATAAATATGAATCTTTTAAATGGAATTCCTGCCTCCAACTATATTCAGTTCACATTAGATGAAGTTGATACGGAACGAATTCTATCAGTACGGTATATAGAGGACTTTATTTCAGGAATATATTTCTCATCTTCTTCATATCGGAATAGAATTGGTGGGTTATTACACATTGATAATGTATTAGAATTTGTATACCAATTCTGCGAATATGATGAAGATAAAGATACACTAAAACGATTAGATCTATCTAAGCTTGAGTTATTAGATATAGCTCGTACTTTACTCATGAGAGAAATAAAGAAACGTTATGAGAATGGCGTAACTGACGAAATTTTAGCAGCATTAGAACATAAATTCCAATTAGTATATAGGCTAATTAATGTATTAGTGGAAGACGAACTTTTACACAAAGATCCTAAATACCCAATTGATCTTAATAATAAAGCTAGATTGGAAATGAATATCGATTATTTAGATAGCTTATATGCTAGATATAATTTACCAGATGAGTATAAGTTTAGGCATTTATATGAATCTGATAAGTTTATAAGAAAAGAGCATATGAATGATCTACAATTTATATTTAAAGAAAATAATAGATTGATCACTAATTACTTAAGAAAAAGCTATCTAAAATGATAACTTCTATAAGAAGAGCGAGTTATCCCGCTCTTCTTTTTTTGTATTTATAGCCATCTTGAACAATCCAATAACTTAGAAAGGTGGTATATAATGAAAAATACAACCGTTATTGTAAAGAAAATCTATCCAATTATTGAAACTCAAATTAAGAAGAATCTTAATGCTTATAAAAAATACATTGGTAAATTCATTTCTGATAGATCTGAAGACTTATATGATATTGCACCTTGCCGTAGAATTTATTTTACTCAAAAAGATGCAGATGATTTATGTAATACTCTAAAGATTAATATTAAAGATATTCATAATTTGATGCAAGAAACTTATTATGCATCAATTTCAGCATTCAACCCTGCAGCGGCAAAAGATGAGATTACTATCATTCTCTTATGTCTTTTACGCTATTTCTGGAAAACTAGAGATCCCAAACTAATTGATTTAGGTATCATTAATCTAGCATTTTCTGGAAAGTTTTATCCTTCTATTCATTATGGATTCTTTAAGAAAGTCCAACCAGCAGAATATAGATGGGTAATGGATTATGTAGTAAATAATATGCTTACTGGTAAATTCGATCTTAAAACTCAAGGAAGTGTTTTAGGTGCAGTTAAGTCTGTATCTAATACATGGATTGATACATATAAAGATCGCCTAAGAGATTTCGAAGATGAAGATTGTGTATATCTAATACAACAACTTCATGGCCGTATTAAATCTTTTATGAAAAATATTGCTAGTCTATATTATGAAGCATATGAAAATAAATCTCAGTATATAACTTATGCATCAGATGATTATTCTGATACTGGCTATAGATTAGCTGATACTGATAGCTTGATGGCTGAACGTATTATAGATAAAGCTGTAAATATTGCATCTACAATGTCTGTAAATTATAAGTATTGTAAGATGTCAGCAGACTCATTGGTTAGAACTGATGAAATTAAAGACATCATTGAATATATCATTAAGAATGATACAAAACAGCTCACTGAAGTTCGTGAATATATTAGCTTATTGGTTTATACATATTTCGCTCAATCTAGAGATAAAGATGTTAGAACTGCAAACTTTATTAAATATTCAATTCAACCTAAACCAAATACAAAAGATAAGAATATTTTAAGAATAAAAGATATTACAGAAAACTGGTTAATGCAAGCGTCTAAGCGATACATTCATAGACGTAATCGTATAGCTACAAGAAATAGCTATACTAGATCAGTTGTTATGTATTTTACATTGCTTATTCATTATAGTGCTTTATAATTTTATATGTCTATGGAGTTGAACTCCATAGACATATTATTTTTTATCCATATATTATAACTGTGTATCTAAAGGTCATTTGTTTTAATATACGGAGGAAAAAGAAATGACAAACACAATTGAAAAGAAATTTAAAATCGATGATTTATTTGTTGGGAAATATGAAATGTCTAGCATTCTAGATTTTCCTGAAGATCATATATATGATGAACTTGTACCAATAGTTGGAGTATTGGTTGGTAGATTATTAGAAATCTACTCATTACAAGAAGTACAAGTATTTTTAGATATGCTAAATAAGACATATGAAAAATCATTCAAAGTTATCTATGATCAATCTAATAATATTACAAGTTTCTATGATTCACATGATCACCCAACTTATAATATGGAAATTATTATAAAATTGATTGTAAAAAATATTTATAGATATTTTGGAATAAAGTCTAATCCTTTAGACGAATCATATATAGTTGATAAATATTTACGTAAAGATATTAAAGAGTTTGATGTTAAAAATACTGGATTATATGATACAGTGCAAAAAGTATTAGATTTTGATTTCTTTTATTATTATAATAATTTGAAAGTATTATATAATATAGAAGGAGAACCTAAACCTGTAGTATTTGATCAATCTTATAAACACGTTATAAATAAGATCGATTTATTGACTCAATTTGTTAAGAAAATAAATCCTGGGATTGATTATAGAAGAATATATCAATCATCTAGAGATTTAGGATCTTATATATTAGAATTACGTAGTATATTAGTTAAGAATATTAGATTTAAAATGGCCAAAGAAGGACTTGACAATACAGAGTTTAAAAATGACTATGTAGAAAATATGATGAGAGCAACTGAATCTATCCTATTTATGATGCAAACTGATATTAGCGATAATGATAATGAATTAATATCATTTGAAAATGAAAAATTTAAACAGACTCTAGAAAAATATACAGATATCTTATCTAAGTTATATGGTACTGATTTTAGAAAAAAATGTACACTTTTTTCATTATTTGAGGATGAGGCATTTATGCAGGCTAGATATGTAACTGGAGAGTTAAGACTAGTGGCTTTAGATCTTTGTATTAAAAAATTTGATGAAATGCAATCTAAGTAGTTGATTTACCATATAGGAGGCAGATTAAACTGCCTCCAAATATGGTTTATTTTTTTTACTCATATATTATTATCATGATAATAGCACGAATGCTATTATATTGGTCATTCTTAATACATGGAGGAAAAAGAAATGACAGACATCAAAGAAAAAATTATTAATTGTGAATTATTTACAGGTGAGCTCGCACTCGCTAAAACATTTGAGATTGATTCAACTAAACTTAATGAATCTACATTTGTTGACGAAAAGATGAAGATTCTAAGTGATGTATTACGATACATCGGATACGAGTATGGGTCATATAAGTGTGGCAAGTTTCTTAAAGGATTGAATAGAACTTACTCTAATCTATTTAGAATAACTTTCAATGATAATTTTGAAGTTGTATTTAAAGATACAAAATTTGGAAAGACAAATTTGGATTTATGTTTGAGAATCATCTTCAAAAATTTATACCAAAATTTCAAATTAAGCCATTATGGTGAATTTGATATAGAAAATTGTATTATTCATGATGCATTATATAGTGACGCCAAAAGTATTAACAAATCGAAATCTGAGTTTGTAATAAATATAATTAATAGAATGGTTAATATGGAATTCTTTAATTCTTATTATGATGATTTATTCAATACTATTGGCAAATCTTTACCATTTAGTACTAGATTTAAACAAATAGCATTGGAATTATCATTAGTTGGTGACTTCATTAAAGAAATTGATGGTAATTTTAGCGATATTCTAGAATATAGATATTGTAATAATCTTGGAGAATATACTCTTAAATTAAGAGATGAGTTAATAGATATTATTAAGCTTAAAATAAATCAAAAAACTATTAATAATAGAAATATTAAACTATCAGCAGATGTAGCATATTCTATAATTAATTTAATGGAATATGAACTCAATACCATAAACGTTTCTATGACTTATGACTCTTATGTAAAAAATATTATAGATAAAAATATAAAACTGTTAAATGAATTTTGTAATAGAGATCTAAGTAAAGACAGCATTCAACTTAATATGTTATTGAATGGTGAGGAAGTCAATATAAATGATTTCATTAAAGATCTTAGACTAACAGTTGATAAATATTTATTTAGTTAATTTATAGGAGGCAGATTTATTCTGCCTCTTTTTTTTATTTTTTTTTCATTCATATATTATCATCGTGATAGTAGCACAGTTGCTATTATGTAGTCATTTTTTAATATACGGAGGAAAAAGAAATGACAGACATCAGAGAAAAAATTTTAACCAATTCATTATTTACTGGCGAGCTTAAACTTGCCAAAACATTTGAGATTGATTCAACTAGACTCAATGAATCTAAATTTATTAATGAAAAGAATAAGATCATGACTGATGTAATGCATTATATTGGATATGAATATGGTATGTCTAAGTGTGATGTATTTATTGAAAGAATGAATAATGCTTATTTTAATTTATTTAGGATAGACCGTAATATTGGTAAATATGAGATTAAACAAACAAAAACTGAATTTGGAGAACTCAATATTGATTTATGTTTAAGAATGGTATTTAAACATTTATACAAAAATTTTGATTTATCGGCATTTGGTAATTGGAATGCGGAATCAACTATGATTTATGATATTTTATATAATACTGCTAAAGGTGTTAATAAATCTAAAGCTGACTTTGTACTAAACGTAATTATTAGAATTGTAAATATGGAATTTTTTAATGCTAATTATGATAATTTGTTTAATACTAAACATAGATCTCTACCATCTAGTATGCCATTTAAACAACTAGCATTAGAATTATCATTAGTTGTAGATATTTTAAAGGATAAAAATAAAAGTTTTAATGCTACTGAATTATATCGTGAATGTAATAATCTTGGTGAATATGCTTTTAAATTAAGAGAAGAGCTAATAAAAATCATCAAGGATAAAATCAATCCTGAATTTTATTCAACTACTGTACATAGAACAGCTTCACTTGAAGTTTTAAAGTCTATAATTAATCTATTAAATTATGAACTAATCCATTTAGATTTAACTATGGATTATACACCTGATGATCTAAAGAGTGTATTTAATAAAAATATAACTCTAATAAATCAATTTCTTAATAAAGATATAAC